GTACCGTTTGATGCCCCGGCAGGGATTGCTGCCCTCGGGGCGCATGCCCATCCGTTCGGCCTCCAGTGTAGGGAGGCAGAATCCTTGGAGTCAGAGTCCCCAAACGATGGGACTATCCGGGATCAGGCGAAATTTGTCGGGATCGCAAGCGGGGTAAGGCGCGACGCCGCGGATTTTCGGCGCGATCTTGGCTGGCGTCTGGGGATTCGGAGTCGATTTGATGGAGTCGGTCCGGCGATCTGGGGACTCTGTCTGGGGATTCAGATCTGGGGACTCTCCCCGTCGGCGTAGAGTCCCCAGATTCATTCCCGCTCACGGATGAAACTCCACACCAACGCGACGATCCAGCCGAGAACCGTCCACCCAAGAAACAGGTTGAGGATGAAGATGGCGGCGACCTGCCGGTGCTTGCGCGATGAAGCTATTGTGGCCGGCAGAAAATACACGCACGCGACGACGACAGTGGCAACAGTGACGACAACAATGTCCATCTGAAGGGATTATATACGAAAGTCACTTTTTTGTTGGCATGGCCGGGGAATCCACTACAGTGGAGTCACCTTTTGGGGAGATGGCGGCATGACCAAGCACAAGGGACCGGGCAAAGCGGACCGCGAAGGCATCAGCCTCAAGCAGCTTATGCGCATGTTCCTCGATGATGGCGCAGCGCAGGCGTGGTTCGAGGCGCAGATTTGGCCGGACGGTCCTTCCTGCCCGCGCTGCGGAGCCGTCAACATTCAGCATCCGACGAAGCACCGGAGCATGACGCACCGCTGCCGGGAGTGCAAAGCCGATTTCAGCCTCAAGACCGGCACGGTGATGCAGGGAACGAAGCTCGGTTATCAGACATGGGCCTTCGCCATCTATCTCGCCATGACAGGCTTGAAGGGCATTTCGTCCATGAAGCTGCATCGGGAGTTGGAGATCACGCAGAAGAGCGCATGGCATCTTGCCCACCGTATCCGCAAGGCGATTGAGGACGGCAATGCGCCGCTGTTCGCTGGACCGGCGGACCAAATGGCGATTGTCGTCCGGCGCACCGTCGGCCGCCGCCTCCGCTACCGGGAGCTTGTCGCCGACAATGGCCTGCCGAGCGGGGCGCGCGGATAATGCCCGCCGCACTGGAACTTTGCGCCGGAGGCGGCGGGCAAGCTATCGGCTTCGAGCAAGCTGGGTTTGACCATGCGGCGCTAATCGACAACAACCCGCACTCTTGCGCGTCGCTACGGATGAACCGCCCCTACTGGAATGTCATCGAAGCGGACATACGCCGACTCGACGCCGGATATTGGTGCGGGCAAGTGGATGTTGTCGCGGCCGGTATTCCCTGCTCGCCCTTCTCCATCGCGGGCAAGCAGAAAGGCGCGGCGGATGAGCGAGACCTGTTTCCACGCCTGCTGCACTTCGTCAAATATGTCGAGCCGCGCGCCGTCGTGGTCGAGAATGTCCGGGGCCTTATGGCGCGACGCTTCGCGCCCTATCGGGATCGGATAACCGAGCGACTGCAGCAGCTCGATTTCAGTGTCGATTGGCGGATGTTCGACGCCTATGACTTCGGATCACCGCAACACCGGACGCGGACCTTCCTTGTTGCCGTGCTGGACGGCATCGATTTTGAGTGGCCGGAGCCGAACGGCGTTCGCGGCAGCACGGTCGGCGAAGTGCTCCGGGACATGATGGCGGCGGACGGCTGGGAGCGGGCAGACGAATGGGCTGACAAGGCTGACAAGCCCGCTCCGACGCTTGTAGGCGGCTCCAAGAAGCACGGCGGGCCGAACTTAGGCCCTACGCGCGCGCGCGAGGCTTGGGCGGCGCTTGGCGTTGACGGCTTCGGCATAGCGAATTCCCCCCCCCCTCGATTCTTCAACGGCGTTCCGCGCCTTACCGTGGACATGGCGGCGCGGCTCCAGAGCTTCCCGGAAAGCTGGAAGCTGGCGGGCAACAAGACGCAGCGATACGGGCAGGTCGGCAATGCGCTTCCGGTTGACCTTGGCCGCGCGGTTGCCCGCGCCGTTGCACGGTGCCTCGCATAGGCTCCAACACAAATTCGGGGAGGAAACGCCATGACGGATCGCCGGACGGTGCGGGTGAAGCCGAGCGGCTATCAGCCGAGCAAGGCGGATATGGAAGAGACCATTCCGCAGCACAAGGCGGACGGGACACGCTGGGCGCCGGAGGAGGTCGCGCGTGCCCTGCTACAGCCGGTCAATGTCGTCAAAGACCCGGAGGCGTAGCGGGCGAAAAGTGACTTTCGCATATAATCCCCTTTTGTTTGACTGCGCTCAATTATTATTGGCATTATCCAAGACATGATCGAACACCTTCTCAGACTGGCTGACGCGGCGGAGGCCCATGGCTTTGGGTCACATTGGCAATTGGGCCTCCGGGCGGTCGGGTCCGCGAAGTTCTTCCGGGACCTGCGTCGCGGCCATCGGCGCGGCTGCACGCTTCAGACCTACGAACGCGCCATCCGGTATTTCTCCGACCACTGGCCGGCGGACCTCGACTGGCCGGCGGACATCCCGCGCCCGGCGCCGCGAAAGGACGCCGCGTGAGCGTCCCGGTCGGCAAGCCCCGGAACCTCTCGCTCTCGCACACCCGCTGGGGCATCGAGATCGACGGGACCGAGGCGTTGCCCGCCGGCACGGCGGTGCTGGTGCGGACGAGCCGGGGCGCGGAGTTCCCGGCGGTGCTCGGCGAGGTGGCGCACACGCTGCCGGCGAGCATTGTCTACCGCCGGATCGACCGGGCGCGGGATTGCGCGCTGGAGGCGATCCGGGCGTGGAACCTGCTTTGCCGGGCGCCGACGACGCGGCAGGTCGCGGAGTATTGCGGCTGGACCATGTTCCGGGCCGTGGACGAGCTGCACCGCCTGCGCCAGCGCGACGAGGCCTGGTCGACCCTGATCGAGGGCCCGACGCGCCGTTGGCACCTCAAGGAATCGCAAAGCCGCCGGGGAGGACACCCCGGCGGCCTGCGCATGCCGGAACCTGGGGACGACTGTAACGCCCAGGACCAACGAGCAAGAGGATAACCCATGCTCACAGTTTCGGCGAAAGAACCGCATCGCAGGCTCGAACCTGTCCATCATTCCCTCCATCGGGTTTCTGGCGTTACCGATGATAGGGAAAGCCCGGCCCGGCGACCCCCCCCTCCGCCGGGCCGGGCGATTTACCCCCCCCATGGCTCTGACCGGGTGAGCGCATGATGCATGCGGCCCGGATCGAGCGTTCGGAACGGTTGCAGCGCGTCCACGCGCTCCTGTCGGACGGGGCCGAACACTCTACCTACGAGATCATCGCCGGCGCGCAGGTCGCGGCCGTGAACAGCATCATCGCCGAGCTGCGCGACAACGGCTTCTACATCGAGGGCCGCTGGGACCGCGACAAGCGGACCGGACGGCGCGTCTACCGCTACCGCATGCCCTTCGCGGCGAGGGTGGCGTCATGACGGCGCGCTGGCATCGCACGAAGGACCTTGCCGGGCTTCCCGGCATGCCGAAGGCCGCGCGGCCGATCCGCCAGCACGGCGCCCGGCGCGGCTGGACATGCCGCGAGGTATCATGGGGTCGCCGCTCGGTCCTGGAGTGGCTTGAGAGCTCGCTGCCGCTTGAGACGCAGGTCGCGCTGCGGCTCGCGCGCGGCGAGGAGGCGCCGGAGTCCTCCCTGCCGGCGCCGGCGGCGGACGGCGCGCGCGAGCCGCCGTCCGCCGTTTTCCCGGCGGGCGGCGGCCGGGCGGACCGGCTGGACGCCCGCGTCGAGATCGTGACGGCGTTCCGCGCCGCGCACCGCGAGGGCGGCGGGCCGCTGGTCCCGGCGCTCAAGCAATGGTGCGCCCTGTATAACGAGTCCGGCGCGGGCGTCTCCGACGAGACGCGGGCCGCGATCCCCACCATCGCCTGGAACACGCTGCAGCGCCACCGCCGCCAGCTCCTCGACCGGGGCAGCGCGGCGCTCATGGCGGGCGGAGGCGGCCGGACCTCGGCCATCGACGCCGACCCGGAGATGCGCGCGCTGGTCGAGGCGCTGGTCTACGCGAACCCGAACCACGTCACGGCGAAGCACATCATGCGCGCGGTCAAGGCGAAGCTGCCGGACCGCGAGACGCCGAGCATTTCCTGCGTGCGGCGCTGGGTGCGGCGGTGGAAGGCCGAGCATGCCTATGAGCTCTCGGCGGTCGCCGCGCCGGACGCCCACCGCTCCCGGACCATGCCGGCTTTCGGCGCCGAGGCCGAGGTGATCTCGGCGCTGAACGGCCTGTGGGAGCTGGACTCGACGCGGGTCGACGTCATGTGCGCGGAGGGCCGCCGCTACGCCATCGTGGCGGCGATCGACGTCTGGTCGCGCCGCGTGAAGGTGCTGGTGACGCCGGAATCGCGCGCCACCGCCATCGCGGCGCTCATCCGGCGCTGCATCCTGGACTGGGGCGTGCCGGACTGGATACGGACGGACGAGGGCGCGGACTATGTCTCCAAGCACCTCCGCCGCGTGGTCGCCGACCTCGGCATCGGCCACCAGGTCCTGCCGCCTTACAGCCCCGATAAAAAGCCGTTTATCGAGCGTTTCATGGGGACGATCGCGCGGGACCTGTTCGCGTTCCTGCCGGGCTTCACCGGCCATAATGTCGCCCAGGCGCAGGCGCTGCGCGAGCGGAAGTCCTTCGCCGCCCGGCGCGGCAAGGACGCGATGGAGACCTTCGGCTGCGATCTGACGGCCGAGCAGCTGCAAGCGAAGATCGACGCCTGGTGCGAGACGGTCTACGCCCGCGAGGCGCATGGCGGCCTGGAGGGCCTGTCGCCGTTCGAGAAGGCGGCGAGCTGGGCCGGCCCGCGGCGGACCGTCTCCGAGCGCGGCCTCGACGTGCTGCTGGCCGAGGCGGCCGGCAACGGGCGGCGCAAGGTGGGCAAGAACGGCATCGCCGTCGACGGCGGCCTCTACATCGCCGGCGCGCTCGGCTTCCACATGGCCGAGTGGGTCCATGTCCGCCGCGACCCGTTCGACTGGGGCCGCATCCACGTCTTCACCGATCTCGAAGAGGGACCGGCCGAGGATCGCGGCAGGTTCATATGCGTGGCCGAGGACCCGGTCCGCACCGGGATCGACCGCCAGGCCGTCGCGGCCCAGGCGAAGAAGAACGCCCGGACGCGCGACAGGGCGGCGCGCAAGCGCGCGCGGGACCTCGAACGCGAGCACAAGCCCTCCGAGGCCATGGACGCGGTGCTCGCCGCTGCCGCCAAGGACGCGGCCGGCGTGGTCGCATTTCCGGCGCCTGGGGCCGCTCACCGCACTGGCGCGATGGATGCGGCGGCGGAAGCCGAGGAGGCCGCCCAGCGGGCCGCACAGGCCGACGACGATGCCAATGCCGGCCGACCTGCCGGCGACATTGCGGAAATCATGGAACTTTGGGGAGACCTTGCATGAACGAGAACATCCACATCCTCCGCCCGGCGCTGGTGCTGGAGCTCGACGCGGAGATGGCCCGGCTCGGGCTGTCGCAGAACCGCGCGGCGAAGCGGATCGGCATCCACGCCTCGGCGCTCAGCCAGTGGCGCGCCGGGAAATACGGCGGCGACAACGCCGCGATCGAGTCCGCGATCCGCAAGTGGCTGAATACCGAGGAGGAGATGGACGGCGCCGCGCTGGGCAGCGACCGGATCGACGCCCATGTCGCGCTCGGTGTCACCAGCGAGATCTCCTCGCTGCTCGCCTATGCGAAGGCGACCGGCGATATCGTGCTGGTCCAGGGCATTTCCGGGACGGGCAAGAGCTGGGCGACGCAGCGCTACGCCGACACCCGCTCGGCCGTCCACTACGTGCCGATGACGGCCGCGGTCCGGAGCCTGAACGGGATGCTGGGGCGGGTCAGCGAGGCCGCGGGCGGCCACCGCAAGCACGGCTCGGCGCTGGAGGCCGAGGATGACATCGTCCAGCGGCTGCGCGGCCAGTCGGCGCTGCTGATCGTCGACGAGGCGCACCACCTGACGCCGCGCCTGCTCGACCAGCTGCGCTGCCTGTGTTCGCGCGAGCACGCCGGCTGCGGCCTGGCCTATGTCGGCGATGAGACCATCGAAATGAAGCTGGAGAACTCCCGGCAGATCACCGGGCGGATCGGCGCCAGGATGGACAGGCGGGCGGTGGACGAGGGCGACATCGAGCTGATGCTGTCCTCGTTCCTGGAGCGCCCGGCGAAGCGGCGCGAGCTGGCGCTGGCCGTCGAGGCCGCGCGCGGCGCCGGCGGCCTGCATGCGCTCCGCCGGATGCTGATCCGCGCCTGGCGCCGCGCGCAGATCGAAGAGCGCGATGCGGTGTCCCTGGCCGAGCTCGAAATGGCGTCGGCGCCAGCCGAGCGACGGGCGTCAGCATGAAGGCGCCGCGCCGGAACGGACGCATGAAGCCGCGCCGCCTGCCGGAGCACCCGGTCCGGGTGAAGGTCGAGGAGGGGCGCGGGTTCTTCCTCGACGGCTTCTGGCGGTTCGCCGAGGAGCTCAAGGCGCATGAGGGCAAGATCGTCGAGGTGAGCCGCCTCGCGGGCGGACGGGTCGAGGTTATCGACGACCTGTCGTTCCGCCCGATCGGCTCCGGCTCGCTCCTCGACGGAAGCTGGGAGGCCGCACGATGATGATACGCGAGATCGAGAATGCACTCCGGGACCCGGACGTGCAGACGGCGCTCAAGATGGCGCTCGTCGTCATGATGGCCGTGATCGACGAAGCGAATGATCGGGACATCACGGTCCGCGCCGCCGTTCGCTGGCTGTGCTCGATCAAGGACGAGGTCGCCGCCGGCCAGACGGAAGATGAGCTGGCGGCGTCCCTGTTCGACTATCTCGAAGGCGCGGACACATGCTGAGCGACGAGATCGCAGCGGCGCGGCTCGCCCTGTCGCTGGCGCTGAACAGCGCCGACCCGCGCGACTTGCCCAAAGTCGCGGCGGGCGTCTGCAAGCGCCTGGAACTGCTGGAGGCCGAGGCTATCGAGTGGCAGGACGCCGCCACAGTGATCCCGCTCGCGCGGCTGCCGGACGGCGAGGCTCCGGGCAATGTCGTGCGCTTCCCGAGGGCGGCGTCATGACTGCCTGGAGGCCGGCCGTCGACGCCGCCGTGCAGGCCGCCGCGAAGATGACCGGCCGCACGGTGCGCCAGATCATGTCGAAGGCAACGGATCGCAACATGCCGCCGGCGCGGATCGCGGCGATGCTGGCGCTCCGGCAAGCCGGCATGCCGAACCGCGCGATCGCCGCCGCCTTCGGCGTCCATGAAGCCAGCGCGTCGAACGCCTGCGAGCGCGCACGGCAGCGCCTGTCGAACGCGGCGTTCCGCGCCTTGGTCAAGGCCGCGGGCAATGCCGCCGGCGCGCTGGTTCCGGCGGAGACGCCGCCTGCGCGCGCCCAGACCGGCTGGACGCCGGAGGAAGAGGAAACCCTCCTGTCCCTGCGGGCCGAAGGCGCCACGTTTGCCGCGATCACCCAGGCTCTGCCGGGGCGGTCGCGGGGCATGATCGCCGGGAAGATGGCCCGGCTCGCCCGCCCGTCCGCGCCGCGCAAGGCGCCCGCAAGCGCCTGGACGGCGGAAGAGGAAGGCCGGCTCGCGGAGATGCGCACCGCCGGCGCGGGCTGGGACGAGATCGCCGCCGCGCTGGGGCGCGGCGCGGCCACGGTGCGGAACCGGGCATCGGAGCTCCGCAAGCGCGGGGTGACGATCGACCGCCTGAAACGCGACACCTCCTGGAAGCCCTGGGAGGATGAAATCCTGCGCAAGGGCCGCGCGGCGGGCGAGAGCTTCGCCGGCCTGGAGCGCGCGCTGCCGGGGCGGACCAAGAACATGCTCGTCGGGCGGGCGCACCGGCTCGGCCTGCCGGCGCCGAAGACGCACAAGCCGGCGCCGAAGACGCACAAGCCGGCGCCGAAGCCGAGGCCGCGCCGGCGAGTAGATGCGGGCAGCTGCCAATGGATCGAGGGCGATGTGCCGGACTGCCTCGACGACGGCGGCAACGCGCCGTTCTGCGGCGAGCCGGTCCGGGAGGGCTCCAGCTACTGCCCGGCCCACCATGCGCGGTGCTACCGGGGCCCCGCTGCCAACTACGGGGAGGAAGCGGCATGAAGAACCTCACGCTCGACAACATCATGGCCCTGGCCCGCGTCTATGCATCCTCGCGCGACGCCATGGAGGAGGTCCTGGACGATATCCGGGACCGGCGCCGCCAGGCGGTCCGGAGCCGCATGCGCGCGCTGCGCAACCGCGTGGCCGAGTGCGCCTCGGCGAAGGAGGCGCTCCGCGCCGCCGTCGAGGCCGCGCCGGAGCTGTTCGCCAAGCCGCGCACCCAGACCGCCGACGGCGTCAAGTTCGGCTGGCGCAAGCAGAGCGGCGCCATCGAGATCGCCGACGAGAAGAAGGTGGTCGAGCGCATCCGCAAGAAGCTGCCGGACCGGGTCGCGTCGCTCGTCAAGGTCAAGGAAACCGTCGACAAGACGGCGCTCCGGAAACTCAAGGCTGCCGACCTCGCCAAGCTTGGCCTGTCCATCGCGGACCCGGTCGACGAGGTCACGATCACCGTGCCGTCCACCGATATCGACAAGCTGGTCAATGCGCTGCTGGAGGAAGACGGCGGCGCGGATATGGAGGACGCGGCATGAGCCGTAGAATCTCGGCGGCAATCGCCCGTGAGCGCCACCTGCGCGTGCTCCGCGCGCTGGCGAAGTCCGACGGGATGACGGCGCGGAGATCGCGCTGGAGACCGGCATACGCCAGTCGCAGGTAGTGGGCATGCTCGTGGCGATGGACGTCCGCCACTTCGTGCAGCGCGACGCCATCCGGCAGGATCGCAAGCCGTCCATCTGGTCGCTAACGACGATCGGGAGGCGGCAGATATGAGGCGCACGAAGTCCCAGCCGATCGGCGACGACGCCGAGTGGGCGCGCGGCGTGATCGCGCGGGCCTGGCAGGCCGATATCGGTTCGCCCGACAACGAGGTCCGGTTCCTGATGGACATGGACCGCTCGCTCGACCGCTACGGCGCGCGGACCTATGTGAGCGAGCGGCAGCGCAGCTGGCTCCGGAGCATCGAGAGCCGGCTCGACAAGGCCGAGGCCGAGGAAGAGACCGGCGGCGTGAAGCCCGTCGACGAGGTGCTGCGGTGAGGGGGAGGGGCAGAATGAAGCCGCTCTGGCGCATCTTCCGGCGCGAGAAGCGCGCGGGCGAGGCGGTCGGCAGGCTGGTCGACGTGGCGCAGATACGCGGCGACGTCCCCGCGATCCGGCGCGCCGTCGCGGACTGCAATGACATGACCGGCGCTGACACCATCTTCGGCGCCTCGCTGCGGATCGCGCATTCGGCGTTTCCGGTCCGGGAGGCGGCGGAATGAGCGCCGAGGAGCTGATCGAGGCGCTGGCGGCGCGGCTGAAGGCCCGCGACGGCGGGCGCAGGCGCGAGGAGATGCCGGCGATCGGCCTGATCGCCGACGACGGGACCGAGATCGTGGTGACGCTCGCGGCGCACCACCGGGACGGGTGCGTGGAATGACGGACTGGCCCGCGACCCTCCGCATATGCCGGCGCGAGCTGCGCAAGGGCCGCTGCTGCCTCGGGTCGAACATGAAGGCGCATGGCTGGTGCAGCGTGGACCGGCATGCTGATAAATGGGCGGAATGCGGCATGGAGCCGCCGGAGAAGAAAGGGGAAGTGGTGTTGAAGCCAGATAGCGATCCAATCGGGCGGCTGACGATGCCGGTCGAGGTGCTGCCGCCGGAGGGGGCGCTGCAGGGGCCGGAGGTCGAGTGGCGGCCGTCCGTGGAGCTTGGCCCGAAGGAGCGCCAGCGCGTCTGGGGCCGGTCCTTCACCGCCGTCTATTGCACCGGCGTGGCGGCGATCCTGACGGCGGGCCGCATTCTGATCGAAGCGAAGGCGGACATCCCGCACGGCGAGTGGTCGGCATTTATCGAGTTCGACACCCCGATTTCAGAGCGCACGGCGCAGGAGCTGATGCAGATCGCGTCGGACCTGAACATTGCGCGCCATGCAGGATTGAACCCGCGACATGTCGCGGTTTTGCCGCAAGACCGCCGGCTGCTGACAGAGCTCTGCGGCAAGGAGGCCGGCGACTTCGACCGCTGGGTCGACGAGGGCATCATTCACCCGGAAATGCGGCGCGGCGACCTGAAGCGCCACATCGTCCAGGCGCAGCACGGCGGCGGCCAGGCCGAGCCTCCGCCGCTGCCGGGCGGGCAATACGGCGCGATCCTGATGGACCCGCCCTGGCGGTTCGAGACGCGCGGCGCCGGCGGCAACGGCCGCGCGGCGGAGAACCACTATCCGACGATGACGATGTCCCGGATTTCCGCGCTGGGCGAGGAGATCGCGGCGCGCGCGGCGGAGGACAGCGTGCTGTTCCTCTGGGCGACCAGCGACCGGCTGGCGGACGCCATAGAGCTGATGGAGCGCTGGGGCTTCATCTACCGCTCCACCGCCTTCGTCTGGGTCAAGGAAGGCGCGCCCGGCCTCGGCTACTGGACGCGCAAGGGCGCGGAGATCTGCCTGCTCGGCACGCGCGGCAAGCCGAAGCGCCTCGCGGCGAACGTGGCGGAGGTGATCCATGGGCCGCGCCGCGAGCACAGCCGGAAGCCGGACGAGGTCTATGTCGCCATTCAGGCCCTGGTCGCCGGACCGTATCTGGAGGTCTTCGCCCGCCAGGCGTGGCCCGGCTGGGACGCCTGGGGCAACGATCCGGCGCTGGCGGGCGATGACAAGGAGGAAGCGGAATGAAGCGCGATATGGACCTGTCGCTCGATCTGCTGCGCGCCGTCCTGGCCGACCTTGTGCGCAAGGAGCTCGGCCTTTGACTCGGCTTGCGGCGGCAGTCCGCTTCGCGGCCCGCCTGGCGGGCGCCAGCAGCATGGCGCTGCTCATGCTGGGCGCTTACTGCGCAATCGCGCTGGCGGTGGCCGGATGAGCGACGAGCTGAAGCGCACGCGCGCGGCGATCTTCGCCAAGTGCCGGGATCGCGGTATCGACGCGGACACGCGCCATGCGCTCCAGCGCCGGGTGACCGGCAAGGAGTCGCTGACGGACATGACGCTCCAGGAGATGCGCGCCGTCTATGCCGCGCTCGCCGGGCGCGAGACCGTGCGGACCGGCGGGCGGCGCGCGGGCAAGACCTATGCGCAGGCCGGGAAATACCTCCCCGCCGGCCCGCACACCTCGAAGCTACGCGCGCTCTGGATATCGGCTTACTGGCTCGGCGTGGTGCGCGACAGGGAAGACAAGGCGCTGGCGTCGTGGATCTGCCGCCAGACGGGCCTCGACGCCGCGCGCTGGGCGACGCCGGCGCATACGGCGCAGGCTATCGAGGCGCTGAAGGACTGGATGGCCAGGGACGGCGGCGTGGACTGGCGGCCCTATGCGCACAAGAAGCACAATCCCGGCGCGCGCATCCTGGAGGCGCTCTGGCGGAAGCTGCATGCGGCGGGCGCGGTCCGGATCGCCGACCATGGCGCGCTGCACAGCTGGGTCGTCGGGTTCCGCCGCGCGCAGGACAGCTACTCGACCCTGAACGGCTGGACGCTGAACCAGCTCATCCGCGAGCTCGGGACGTGGCTCCGGAAGGAGGCCAATTATGACTGCTAACCCGACCCTGAGGAAACGTCCGAGCACATGTGCAGTGTGCGGCCGCACAGTCGCCGAAAACATACGCGGGCGCCGGCGGCAATACTGCTCCTCGGCGTGCCGCACGGCCGCCTATCGGGAGCGGGAGCGGAAGCGATGGCCGTTGCGACACCCAACCGCCTACATCGGGCGACTCATGCGCGCTTACCGAGCCGCGAAATGACCGATGCGCCGCCTCTTCCGGGCGTCCTCGCCGAGATCGAGGAGATCGCCGGACGCGAGGCGGCGGTGAACTTCGCCTTGGGCTTTCACGGCCGGCGCGTGGCGGTGCCGCAAAGCCTGGATACGTCGGCGGGCCAGGAGATCGAGGACGCCGTCGGCGCCGCCGCCGCCCGGATGATCGTGGAGCGGTTTCGCGGCGACTCCATCTATGTGCGGCAGGTGACGCGGTTCCTCGTGGTCGAGCTGACGGCGCGGGGCATGCGGACGTCGGATATCGGCCGCAGGCTCGGCATAACCGACCGCGCCGTGCAGAAGCACCGTAGGGCGAACATGTTCGCCTAAACTCCGGCGCCGCCGCCCGCCATGCTTTCCGGGTTTCCCCTGGTGAACCGACACCTGAAACCCGGAGGACTTCCATGAACTTCCGCCGACTTCCCCTCGCCGCCGCCGCCATGGCGGCGCTTGCCGCTGCCTTCGCCGCGCCGGCCTCGGCCGACTTCGACCTTGCGCTCGAGCGGGCGTCCGGCGAGGCCCCGGTCTTCCGGCTTGCCGGCACCGGCCAGCTCTCGCCGAAGGACGGCTGCCACAAAGAGAACGGCGTGCGCCACTGGCACAAGGAGGGCACGACTGAGCCTGCGGGGCCGTGCGTCAAGGACGGCGGCCAGACCTACCGGCTCACCAATCACGCGATCTGCTCGGGGCCGCGCATCGAGCTCGTGAAGGCGAAGGAGCGCTGGGGCTCCGACTACAAGCGCGTCGCGGAGGCGCTGAAGGACTGCATCGTCGCCTTGCCCGATTCGGGCGGGCGCTGAGGCGCCCGTCCGATGCGTCCCGCCAGGGTAGCCGCTCTCAGGCGCGACCGCTCGGATGACGACGGCACGTTCGGCGTGCTGTCGGCGCCCGGGCTCGACGCGCTTGAGGTGATCGAGCTGCCCTGGCGGGACAACCGGGTCTGCCGGTCCTGCATTCCGGCGGGGCGCTACGAGGTGACGCCCCGCCTCTCTCCCCGCTTCGGGCGGGTGCTGCATGTCCTGGATGTTCCGGGCCGCAGCTACATCCTTTTCCACTCCGGCAACCTGGCCGGCGACATCGAGCAAGGGCGCCTCACCCATAGCGAGGGCTGCCTGCTGCCCGGTCTCCGGCGCGGGGTGCTGGCGGCGGCCGGGCGGCGGCAGCGCGCCGTGCTGCAGAGCCGCACGGCCATGCGCCGCCTGATGGCATGGGCCGATGACAGGCCCTTCGTCCTGGAGCTTCACGATGCTTGATTTCCTTCCCGACCTGTTGACGACGGTCTTCGCCGGCGGCGCCGCCGGCATTGTCGGCACGCTCATTTCCACCGTCACCAAGTTCCTCGACCGGCGCCAGCGGCACCGGATGGAAATGGAGCGCATGCAGCTCGACAAGGAGCTGATGATGCTGGAAGGCGAGCAGGCCGCCCAGATCGCCAGGGCGCAGGGCGAGGCCGGCGCGCTCATCGCCAGCTACGAGGAGGCGGGAACCCGCTTCAGCCAGCCGGGCGAGGGCTGGCTCATGCAGATCGTGGACGTCGTGCGGGGCCTTACCCGGCCCGGCCTGACGGGTCTGCTGGTCGCCGCCGAGGTCTGGCTCGCCTGGCTGATCTGGCAGCAGGTCGGGACGCTCGTGCTTGAGGCCAAGGGCCCGGACATGCTCGGCAAGATCGTCGACTCGGTGATCTACCTCGCCACCATGTGCGTCACCTGGTGGTTCGGCGGCAGGCAGCTCGACCGCAAGGGCTGACATGTCCGACGTCGAGGCCTGGGCGGTCCGGGGCGCGGTGGGCGCGGTGGTTGCCGCGGTCGCCGGCCTCTTCGTCCGGATGCGGGCGAACGAGTCCCGCCTCGCGGTCATCGACAAGACGCTCGGGCGACTGGAGGCCAGCGAGCGCGATGCCAACGCCACAAGCCAGCTCGTCATCCGCATCGACGAGCGGCTGAAACACCTGCCGACGCAGAACGACATGCAACTGCTGCACGACCGGATATCGTCGAACGGCGAGCTGAACCAGCAGACGGCCCGCAATGTCGCGGCGATGGCGGAATCGATCGCCGGGCTCCGGTCGGCCGTCGACCGGCTGCACGATCTTGAGGTCGCAAGGGAAGGCAAATGACCTCCATCAACGAGCTGATGCGCCGCGACGCGCGCCGGACGATCCTGCAAGCGCTGGCGGAGGACCGGAGCTATTCGCTGAACCACGTCATGCTGCGCTCGATCGTGGACCGGCTGACGGCGATCACGCTCGACGAGGACCAGGTCCGCGCGCATCTCGCCTGGCTGGAGGACCGGGGCGCGGTGACGACCGAGACCGTGCCGCCGTTCACCATTGCCAAGCTGACCGATTACGGGCTGTCGCTGGCGCAGGGCCATGCGACGCTCGACGGCGTGAGCCGGCCTTCGCCGAGCCAGGTGTGATGGCGCAGGCGTCCGCGTTCGACCGTCACTTCTCGCGGGCCGAGCAGCACAAGATCGCGGCCTGGCTGGATGAGAACCCCGCCATGTCGGTGGACGATTTCCACGCCCTGCTGGCCGAGCGCGGCCTCGCCGTCGGGCGCTCGACCGCTCACCGCGAGAAGCGCCGGCTGGAGAAGATGGGCGAGCGCCTGCGCCGCTCGCAGGACCTCATGGAGTCGATCGGCGAGACGCTTTCCGGCAAGAGCGACACGGCCCGCATGCGCGCCATGGTCGAGGCCACCCGCACGCTGGTCTTCGCGCGCCAGGAGGCGATGCTGGACCGCGAGGAGGTCGAGGCCGACGCGCAGGAGATGATGTTCCTGACATCCGCCGTCGAACGCGTCATCAAGGCCGCCCGGCAGATCCAGCAGTTCGGCGAGGCCGAGCGCCGCGAGCTGCTGCAGGCGACCTCGGAACGGGTCGATGCCGTCGCCCGGAACGCCGGCCTCTCGCCGGACACGGCCGCCGCGATCCGCGCTGCGATCGAGGGCGCGGCGTGAGCATCGGCCTCCTGCCCTACCAGACCAGGTGGGTCCGCGACCGGAGCCAGCTCAAGGTCCACAGGAAGAGCCGGCGGATCGGCCTCAGCTGGGCGGAGGCCTATGCGTCCGTCATGCACGCGGCGGAGGACGGCGGGAATATCCGCTACCTCTCTTTCCGCAAGGACATCACGCGCCAGTTCATCGACGACTGCGCCTACTGGGTGCGCGTCGTGAACGCGGCGGCCGGCGAGGTCGGCGAGCAGGTTATCCGCGACGAGGACCGCGACGTCCACGTCTTCGATATCCGCTTCGCCAACGGGCGCCGGATCGAGGCGCTGTCCAACGCGCCGAGCGGCTTCCGAAGCGGCGGCAAGGCCGGGGACTGGGCCATCGTCGACGAGGCGGAGTTCGTGCAGAACGTCGAGGACGTGCTCGCCTCCGCGCTCGCCTATCTGATCTGGGGCGGCGAGGTCCACATCATCTCGTCGGTCGATATCGAGGGCTCCGAGTTCGACCGGCTCTGCAAGGAGGTCGAGGCCGGCCGCAAGCCCGGCTCCCTGCATACCACGACCTTCCGCGAGGCCGTCGACCAGGGGCTGTTCCGGCGCATCTGCTCGCTCGCCGGGACGCACTGGAGCGAGGAGGCCGAGGCGGCGTGGGAGGCGGAGGTGCGTGCCGTCTACGGCGAGCGGGCCGCGCAGGAGCTCGATTGCATCACCCGCAGCGGCGACGAGTTCTGGCTGCCCTGGAAGCTCATCCACGATGCCGAGCACGAGGACGCGGGCCGCCCGGAGCTCGCCGGCAACGGCTCGACGTGGTTCGGCGTCGATATCGCGGTCCGGCGCAACCTCTGGTGCGCGGCGGACCTGGAGGAGGTCGGCGACGTGCTGTGGCTCCGGCGGCTTGAAGAGCTGCGCCCGGCGCCGCTGCGCACCCAGATCGCCACGCTGCAGACCATGCTCGCCGGGCGCCGGCTGATCCGGCTTGCCGCCGACCAGACCGGCATGGGCGAGTTCGCGGTCGAAGCCTACCAGGACGAGTGGGGCGCGGCCGTCGAGGGCGTGCTGTTGTCGGCGCCGCGCCGGCTGGCGGTGGCGACGGCGCTGAAGAGCGTCATGGAGGACCGCCGGCTGCGCATCCCGGTCTCGGAGAAGCTCCGGACCGATCTGCGCTCGATCCGCACCGAGCAGGGCGCCACCGGCGCGCCGCGCCTGGTCGGCGACACCGGCGACGACGGCAGCCACGGCGACCGCTTCTGGGCGCTGGCGCTCGCCGCCGCAGCGGCGGAAGAGGGCGGCGGTCCGGTCGACGGCCTGCCTGCGGGGCTGCGCGAGTCCTTCGGCGTCTTCGCGGCGCCGGGAACGCGGCCCGGCCTGGAGATCGACGCCGAGCTCGGGATTGTGCGCGGGCGGAGCGCGGGGCTTGGAGGGTTTGCCTGATGGCGCGAGGGTTCCGGAAATTCTTCACGCGCACGCCGGCGCGCCCGCAGCAGGGCGAGATCGCCGGCTCGAATATCGGCCGCCTGCTGGCGCCCTATATCGGCGAGCTGCCGCTGCAACCGGCGGCCGAGGCCCGCTACGCCTACGACCACAGCGACGAGACCGCCGCGCTGCAGCTCTACCGCAGCATCCTGAAGGACGAGCGCTGCAGCGCCGCGCTCGACCAGCGGCTCAACGCGGCGATCTCGACGCCCTGGGAGGTCGAGCCCGGCGGGGAGAGCGATATCGACCGGGCCGCCGCCGAGGACCTGGCCATGCAGCTGGAGGCCCTTGAGTTCGACCGGATATCCCGCCAGCTGCTGCACGGCGTCTGGTATGGCTGGGCGGTGGCCGAGGCGATCTGGAAGCCGGGCGCCGGGCGCGTCGAGCTGGAGGGCCTGGTCGTGCGCTCGCTCGACCGCTTCTGGTGGTCTGCCGAGGGCGAGCTGCTGCTGCGCACCTGGACGAGGCCGCAGGGCGAGCCGGTGCCGGCGGGCAAGTTCGTGGTGCTGGTCCGTCCGGGCGAGCATGACGACCTGCCGTGGACGCCGGGCCTGGCGCGCTGGTGCTACTGGCCGGTCTGGATGAAGCGCCACGGCCTCCAGTTCTGGTCCGTTGCGCTGGAGAAGTTCGGCGCGCCGACAGCGCTCGGGACCTATCCGAAGAACCCCGGTCCCGGCGAGAAGGAGAAGATGCTCGACCTCTTGAACGGGTTGGCCACCGGCGTCGGCGTTGCCATAGAGGAAGGGCAGAAGATCGAGCTGCTGAAGGCGGCGCAGGGATCGGGCGGCAGCGGCAGCGGCGGGTCCGATTTCAGCGCGTTCGTCGAGTATCTGGACCGCTCGATCACCACCACCATCCTCGGCCAGTCCTCGACGACGGACCAGGGGCCGTGGCGGGGCACGGCGGACGTGCAGAAGGACGTGCGCGACGAGACCGTGGCCGCCGATGCGCGCCTGCTCGACGCGACCCTGAACAGCACGATCGCGCGCTGGCTCACCGCCTGGAACTTCCCGACCGCCGCGACCCCGCGCATCCGCCATGACGCCGATCCGCCCGAGGACCTGGACTCCCGCGCGACGCGCGAGCGGACGATCTCCGAGACAGCCGGCATCCGCCCGACCATGCAGCACGTCATGGACGTCTATGGCGGCGAGTGGGAGGAGAAGCCGAGGCCGGAGGCGCTGGAGCCCGGCTCCGAGGCCGGACCGGGCGGCGGGCCGCCGGATGAGAGCGAGGAGGACGACGCCGAAATGGCCGGCGGTACAGCCCCCCCTCTCAAGCCGCCGGCGGGGCGCGTGACGCCGGCGGCAATCATGGCAGCGCGCTTGCGGACTCGGACCCCGCCGAGGACCCGGTCCCGCCGCTGAGCGAACGCGCGGCGCGCGAGCTCGGCCCCCTGATCGACGCCTGGTGGGAGGCGCTGCGCCCGCGCCCCGATGAGGCCCTGACGGATTACCGCGGGCGGCTGGGCGGGACGCCGCCTGACGCCTTCGCCGAGGCGCTCGGGCCCGCCCTGGTCGCGGCGGAGCTTGCCGGGCGCTACGACGTCCGGGAGGCTCCGGTCGAGCTGGCCTCCCCGGCGCTGGAATGGGTCGCGCTGCCGTTCCTGGAGCAGATCGCGTTCTTCCGCGACAAGCTCAGCCTGACGACGGCGGCCTGGACCGATATCTGGCAGTCGGAGCACGACCGCGCCTTCGTCGTCGCCGGCGCCGCGCATGAGGACCTGGTCGGGGACCTGCGCGAGGCCGTCGACAGCGCCATCGCGGACGGCACGACGCTCGCGACGTTCCGGCAGGACTTCGACGCGATCGTGGCGAAGCACGGCTGGAGCTACAAGGGCGGGCGCGCCTGGCGCACGCGGGTGATCTACGAGACGAACCTGCGGACCTCCTACGCGGCCGGGCGCTACCGGCAGATGAAGGAGATGGTGGACCGCCGTCCGTATTGGCGCTACCGGCACAGCCACGCCTCCGAGCATCCGCGCCCGCACCACCTCGCCTGGGACGGCATGGTGCTGCGCCATGACGACCCGTGGTGGGACACGAACGCGCCGCCGAACGGCTGGGGCTGCAAGTGCTATATCGAGGCCCTCAACGGCCGCGACCTGGCGCGTCTCGGCAAGACCGGGCCGGACAGGGCGCCGGCGCTCAACATGCGCTGGGTCGAGGTCGGCAAGACCGGCCCGAGCCCGCGCACCGTCCAGGTCCCGGAGGGGATCGACCCCGGCTGGGCCTATGCGCCGGGGCAGTCTACAATTCCGTTCTGATCGGAGGAGGGAGCCGATGTCGAAATACCGCGTTGTCTTCACCAATGGCGAGAAGCGGGAGCTGACCGTCGAGGCCGACAGGATCGACTCCGAAAAGCAGGGCGTGGTTCGCCTGTTGAAGGCGGGCGGGACAACCGTCGCGGTCGTGCCGACCGAGCGGGTTCTCTACATCGTCGAGGCCGAAGACTGCTGACCCATGGTCGGCGCCAGGATCACCATCGACGTCACCGGCATCGACACGGCCGCGAAGCAGCTCGGCGCGCTGGCCGCCGCGGGCCGGGACCTCACACCCGTCATGCGGGACATCGGCGAGTATCTGCTGCGCGCGACCAGAGAGCGCTTCGTGGAAGAGCGCGCTCCGGACGGCACGCCGTGGCAGCCGCTGTCGCCTGTGACGCGGGCGCGGAAGCGCCGGAACAAGAACCGCATCCTGACGCGCGACGGATTCCTCTCCGGCACGCTCGCCTACCAGGCGGCGCCGGCGGAGGTGCTGGTCGGCAGCGGCCGGGTCTATGCCGGCACGCACCAGTTCGGGGCGAAGCGGGGCGCGTTCGGCAGGACGGCGAAGGGCGGGCCGATGCCGTGGGGCGACATCCCGGCCAGGCCGTTCCTCGGCCTCTCGGACGCCGACGCCGACGAGATCACCGCGCTCGTCGCGGATTACCTGGCGAGCAAGATCTAATTGGTGATCAGCAGTTCGAGCGGATATCGGATTAGGCGAACATGTTCGCCTAACCGGCGCTTCGCCGCCTCCCTATAATCCTGCCCCATGAGCGCTCTCGACGGGTGGATCGACGTCTGCCGGACCGGCAAGTGGACCGATTCCTCGAACCGCGAGGTCGAGGTGACCGAGGCCATGCTGGACGGCTATGTCGCCGCGCATCCCGGCCAGGACCCTGTGCCGGTGGTGGTGGGCCATCCCGCGCAGGACGCGCCGGCCTATGGCTGGGTGGACGGCCTGCGCCGGACCGGCGACCGCCTCCAGGCGAAGTTCCGCGATATCGCGCCGGCGTTCCGCGAGGCGGTCGAGGCCGGGCGCTATGCCGGCCGCTCCGTCGCCATCAAGGGCGGGGCGCTGCGCCATGTGGGCTTCCTCGGCGGGCGCGCGCCTGCGGTTCCGGGCCTGGCGCCGACGCAGTTCAGCGCCGAGGCCGACACGGTGCTGCAGTTCGCCGCCGGCGACGACGGCGAGCTCGCCATGCCGCAGCCGGTGAAATGGGCCGTGCGCATGATCGCCGACCTCGCCCGCGGCCTGCGCGAGGACATCATCGCCGAGAAGGGGATCGAGGAGGCCGACCAGCGCATTCCGTCCTGGCGGATCGACGAGCTGAACCGCGCCGCCGACGAGATGGAGGAGGCGCAAGCCTTCTCGGAGCCCGCAACGGAAACCGGGACTGAAAAGGAGATCGATGTGGACCTTGAGAAGCTGCGGGAGGCGCTGAACCTGTCCGCAACCGCCACCGAGGAGGAAATCCTCGCCAAGGCGGCAGAGATGGGCACCGGGCACGCCGCCCGCGAGGCGTCGCTGAAAGCCCGCGAGGAGGCGCAGGCGAAGACGGCGCGTTTCGCGGCGGCGGACGCGGCGCTGAAGCCGCACGTGGACGCCGGGCGCGTCCTGCCGGCGGAGCGCGCGCCGCTCGCCGCCCTGCTCGCCTCGCTGCCCGAGGACGAGACCGTGGTCGCGTTCGCCGCGCCGGAGGGCGAGGTCCAGGAGAAGCCGCGCGCGGTCCTGGAGCGGTTCCTCTCCGGCCTGCCGGAGCGGGTGAACTACCGCGAGCTCGCCGGCGGCAAGGTCCCGGCCCGGACCGAAACCGGGGCCGACAACGCCGCCGTCGCCGCCAAGGCGCGCACGCTGCTGAGCGAGGCCGAGGCGCGCGGCGAAACGATGACCGCGATCGAGGCGCGCGACATCGCGGCGCGCGAGCTCGGTCTTCATGAAGGGAGTGCCGGCTGATGCAGCAGGTCACGCACTGGGCGCCGTTCAAGGCCGGCGCCGCGATCGGAGCGCGCAAGATCGTGCGAATCGCAAACGACGGCGACGCCGAGCAGGCGAAGGCCAACACCAACGGCCTGATCGGCGTGAGCGGCTCGCGGGCCGTCGCCACGGACGGGACCGTCGAGGTCGCCATTTCGGGCATCGCCGAGGTCCAGCTCGGCGGCGACGTCAAGGAGGGCGCGCTCATCACGGCCGACAGCAGCGGCGACGCCGTGACGGCGACCGGCAACAACCGCATCGTCGGGATCTGCGTCGTCGGCGGCGCCGACGGCGATATCGGCTCGGTGCTGCTCGCCCCGGGCAGCGCGTAAGGAGGCTGACGCACCATGCATTACGATTTCATCCGTCTCGCCGAAGCCGGCCCCGAGCTGGCCTCGGCGCCGTTCCAGACCCATGCGCGCATGACGCAGATCGCGATGGTGGAGAAGCCGGCGGACTTCATCGCCGACGAGGTGCTGCCGCGCGTCAACAGCGCCTTCTCCTTCAAATACACGAAGGGGATGAACGAGGACCAGTTCACGATCCCCGAGACGCGGGCGAGCCGCCAGGGAAGGCTGAACGAGGTCGAGTTCGGCGCGGAGCTGGCCGACGGCTCCTGCGACGATTACGGGCTGCTGGCCTATGTGCCGGAGCGCGACATCCGCGAGGCGCAGGCGCAGGCGAGCGCCTGGGACCCGATGGCGCAGGCCAGCATGGGCGCAACCCAGCTCATGCATCTCGACCGCGAGAAGCGCGTCGCGGACCTCGTCTTCGACAAGACCAAATACCCGACCGGCTACAAGACGGACGTCTCCTCCACCAACAAAGGCGCCGACCAATGGGACAAGGCGACGTCGGACCCGCTGGGCGTCATCATGGACGCGCTGGACACGCCGATCACGCGTCCGAACACGCTGGTGATGGGCCAGCAGGTGTGGACGAGGCTCCGGCGCCACGCGAAGATCGTCGAGGCGGTCAAGGCGACCGGCGCGGGCGCGGGCGGGACAGGCGCGCAGGCCGCCGGCGTGGTCGGACGCGCGGCAGTGGCCGAGCTCTTCGAGATCGACCGCATCCTGGTCGGCGCGGCCTGGCATAACACGGCCAGGCGCGGCAAGGCGGCGTCCTACGCCCGGCTCTGGGGCAAGCATGCCGCGCTCCTGCACATCCGCACGCCCACGGGCACGCGGGACATGATGCCGACCTGGGGCTTCACCGCGCAGGCGATGGCGCTCGAGGTCATGACCAGCGAGGAGCCGTCGCGCGGCGTCGGGCGCGGCTCGCGGGCCATCAAGGTCAGCGAGTGCATCCGGGAGATCGTCTCCTGGAACACCGCCGGCTATTTCTTCGAGAAGGCGGTGGAGTGACATGTATCGGGCCATCGAGAGTTTCCCGCGGGGCTCCGGGCTGGTCCACGCCGGCACGGAGATTGACCTGACGGAAGACGAGGCCTACGAGCTGATCGCCGGAGGCCTGATCGAGCCGCTCGACCCCGGATCGAGGGCGGGTCCCCTGCCCGTGGTCACCTCCGCCCAGATCGCGCGGCTGCGCGAGCTGACGCCGGAGCAGCTGGACGCGGCGCTGGCGCCGCCGCAGGAGCAGACGGTCCCGGACATCTTCCACGAGATGTGCGGGGCCGTGTTCTCCCGCAGCCCGGAGGACCGGGCGGAGTTCATCGAGCTCCTGCGGACGCACTCGGCCATCGGCCCGGCTCTGGCTCCGAAGGCGACGGCCGAGGACGCGATCGCCGGCGCCATCGCGGTGCTGAAGATCGGCCGGGACCCGGCGTCCTGGATGGCCAGCGGCGCGCCCACCGTCTCCGCCCTCGAGGCCGCCCTCGGCTTCGACGTGAGCGCCGCCCAGCGCGACGCCGCCTGGGAGGCTTCGGAGGCGGAATCCGGCGGCGAAACGCCCGAGGGCTGAATCCGGGAGGAGGCTCTGCCCGTGGCTTCGAGTTTAAACGGGGTTTTCTGCGAATTTAAACAGGTCACGGGCAATTCAGGACCTGGGACGCCACCCGGACCCTGTCCGGCGCTTCTGGGGGCATTTACGGCGGCGGCGGAAACGGGCTCCGATTCCAGCCGGCGGGGGTGACCGGCGATGGCCGACCGCTACACGCTCGCCATAGACCTGGCCCGGATCGGCAGCCCCAGCGCGCCCGGCA